TCTTCGTGTTCCTTAATATATTGTATTTGATAATCTAATAATTCTTCTCTATTATTTTGATAGTATTCTTTATTTTTTTCTACCAGTATTTCTTGATTAATTTCACGATACTGTATATTTTTTTCTTTTAGATAATCTCTATTGTCTTCACGATATTGTTTATTGTATTTTACTATGTCCTCTTTATTATATTGATTATATTGTTTCTGATAGCACAATCTTTTATTCCGATTTTTTAAATAACACTCTTTATTATATTTTGAAATACATTCTTTGCATTTATTTTCCCGTCTATTTTTTTTATTATTAAGATAGAATGCGCTTAATTCTTTTTCTTTGCCACATGGCCCAGTGCATTTTTTCATTATATTTAAAAGATTAATTGTTATCATAGGGCGCGGACGAGCCTCCTTTTTTGGATCAAAATGTCCGACAATGTTTTTGTTAATGTAACCAATGGTAAAAGTTTATATTCAATTAACATATCGATTCCTTTATCCGCATCTAGCAAAACAATTTCTGTGGCCTTATCTGAAACAAACTTTGGCGGCAACTCACTTATTTTTTTATGATTGTTTAACATTGCTGCCTTCAAACCATCTTCTATTTCAAACCCAAACTTTATGGAAAATCTAATTGCTCTCAATATCCTGCGAGGGTCAACGCCTATAGTAATTTCTGGATTAATTGGGCAACGAATAATTTTCATCTTAATGTCATTCATTCCCTCACCAGTCAAATCATACATTGCAGAAAAATCTAATGTTTCTAGCAATGTATTAATTGTAAAATCCCTGCTTAAGATTTCCAATTTCATTGGGTTTACTTCTTTGCCCATCTTTTTTAATTCTTTTTCAACTCCTGGAGCAATAAAATTGCTACTAAAATCGAAATGAATGCCCTGATAATCTACTGACGAATGTCCATCATTGTATACTGCATAACGACTGTTTTCTAATTTTTGATTTAACAATACGGCTAGTTTTAACGAATCTTTATTTCCAGTCGTAATGTCTATATCTCTAATTTCACTTTTTTTGTCTATTAGTCCTATTATCCTGTCTCTTGGTACGCCGCCAACAATTAATGGCTTGCTAAGTCCACTTTCAGATGCAACGCTTTCAATCGTGGCCAAGAGTTCGTCTAAGTTCATTTAGTTATACGACCTTTTTGGGTGCCTCTTTGGGCAACTCTTGTTTAACCTCACCAACAGGCTTATTCATTATCTCGCCAGTATCAATTGGTTTGGCTGGAGGAACGGTCTTAACTTGCGGGGTTGGCGCTTTAACATCTGGCGCCCGCGGCCGACTAACGCCACTTCCTCTAAGTTTAGCAATTATACTTTCTACTTTATTGCTAGCATACCCATACGACTCAATCAATTTAGATTGAGCATCAGATAATTCTGGAAAATAACTAGCAAGCCCCAACTCATTAAGAAGTATGTCTATACTTGCCAACTCTCTTATCATGTCACGAGATTTTAGTGTTTTGCTTAATCCTTCTAGCCTATCTATTATTCCCTTTATGTTTATTGCTGGAACTCCTGCCGGCAAATTAGGCTGATCAGAAATACCCTTTGGCATGGACTCTAGAACATCTCTTCCAGCTACAGGGTTTTCGGCAATTTTTTCCAAAAGTTCAGCCCCTTCAGAAAATCCAAATTTACGTATTCTGTTGGCCGAACGATACAAACAATCTTGCATAGAGGCATAAATATTTAGTTTACTAATACTTATGTCCAAATTATGAATTTCATTATAAATGTTATCAAGATTTTGTTTTGGAAGAATGTCGTTATATTTGTCCAATAATCTTTTAAAAGACAGTAGTCTTCCGCGCATTTTAATCTTTAACATTTGCGCATTTTCTAATTCTTGTTCTTTGCGAGTCTTTTCTTTATTAATTTTGTAATTGGACATGTAGGGCGCCTGAGTTTGTCGACCATCCTCTTTAGCCCATGACGGAGGAATTGTAAAATCTAAGTCTGCCTCTTTGGTTAGTTTAGCGTTTTTCACGTTGTATTTCTCCATGTTTCCTTCTTCATGATATTTTAGCCAATTAATAAAATGCTGTCTCTCATCTGTGTCCCAATTCTGCGTAAAATATTTAACCGCATCTCCTCTTTCTTCCCTATTGTTAATAGCGGCGTATATGCTTTTAAGAGTTGTTATCCACTTGTCTATGTTGTAGGTTGTATCTTTGTTGTAGTTTTTTCCACCAATATTGGGATGAGCAGTTTTGTGAAAATTATTGTTACACAACCAATCATAAACCAAAATCCTAAAATCTACCAGATTGGTGAATTTATATTTTTCATCATTTTTGTGTGAAAATAAATATTGTTTTAAATCTCTTTTTTGACTATCGTTAAGATCTACACCAAACGTATCTTCTAAAATATCATCGGTTAAATTATTAATAAAAAAATAGAGATTATAACCTTTTTCGTCTTCTACTCCAAAGTCACTGGCGTCCTGTCCATCTTGTACCAACTCGTCTATTAAATTATCACTCATTCCTTTTTCTACAGCACCACTAAGACGATTGTACATGTACTCGTTCAATCTGCCATTTTCGCGGGATTGGGTAATTTTATTTGACGCCATTATGTCTCCGACAATTTAATATATGGGCTCGATTTCCGCTTCTTGTAAATCATCTAATCTTATAGGAACTACCTCAATGGGCCGATAGTTTAACTCACTCATTCTTTTGTTCATTCTGTCCATAAAAAGCATGGCCTGTTCTGGAGCTATTTCCGCCATACATTCTCGTATAACATCTCTTATAATATTAATTTGGTCATTAACAATAGTAATATTAACGTTATGATCTATAGTCTTGTCAGCTAAACCTTCAACAAACTTTTTATACTGTGCGAGAAGATTCATTAAACGATCCATGTAGAGACGCAATTCTTTGTCTCCCTTGCTTGCCGTTTCTTCCCCACTCTTTATTGCGTTAAACCAATATTGCATTCTGTCATCGATTATAGAGTCTAATTCTAATATCTTTTTGGCAACATCAAGCTTTGTATCAACTATGGCATTAATTTTTTTATTATATGCGTCTGACATCTGAATCTTCTGAGTTTTTTCAAGTTCTTCAGTTTTTTGTTTTTGAATTTTTCCAGCTTCCTGTATGTCTCTTAGCACCTTGCCCTCTAACTGAAGATTGGATTTTCGGAACTCTTGTAAAGTAACAGAGGTAATCCACAAGTTCTTGTTCTTTGGGTACTTCTCTTTTAACCACGCTTCCATATTGCGAACGGACTCTCCCGTGGTTAATTTAGATATTATCTCTTCTTTGTCTGGATGCCTTAAAATTTTCTTGGACATTTTTGCTACATCTTTGCTTTAAAAGCTGAAATTTCTGGATTATAATTTATTTTTCTACTCATCCTGAGCTTGTCATAGTGTTTAACAAACTCTCTAAACTCTTCTACATCTTCGTTTCTCAATTTGGCTATTTCATTAAAATTGCCTTTCAACTCTCTGACTATACTTTCAAGCTCTCCCTGCAGTTGTTTTAGCTTAATGGGATCTTTGGTTTGTTTAATCTGTATCTGAATATCATCAATGTCTTCTTGTCGGGCCAGAGTGTGCTCGGCGAGCATAACTGCCGGAGCTGGACTTAACGACTCTAGCTCATGGCTGGGCGCCATCTCTTTGAATTTATGATCCTGAAGACGAGAGAAAATGTCTAAAATTCTAAAAATTTCTGGCAAAGCACTCTTAATTTTTGAAAACGCTTTTCCTTTTGAAAAATTTGTAAAAATCTTTTTTAGATCATCAACAAATAAGCCTATTGGAATTTCTTTTTTTTCTGAAATCTTTATTATAGAATCTATAAATTCTGCTTCTTTGGTTAAACCCATTTCATCTAATTCATCAGATATTTTAATTAAATCATAAATTTCCATTAATAAGTGGCCCCACTTAAGGTTTTTTCCCTAGAATCAAATATGCGATGAGACGTTTCGTATTCTGTGGACTCTGGAGTTTGTGCGGCCACACTTCCGCCTGGATGAACTTCTCCGTCTGGTCCGGTCCATCCGGTTTCCCAATTAAACACTTCTCCATCTAAAGAGCACTGATAAGTGTGGTCTCCAATGCGAGACATTGGCACACCAATATGAACTGGGCAGTGACGTATGCTTAAGGTAGAATTGCCAGACTGATATGAAGAAACATGATGATCTTTAGTTTCTTTGTTTTCTTTTTTCGGCTGCCTTACTTGTGTTTTGCGATGTTCTTTTGAGTCATAAGGGTCAGCGGTTTCGGTCTTTTTTGCTGCGCTCTTTGGATTAAGATTTGTATAACTCTCATGAAGGTCTAAATATTTTTGCAATGACTCTACGGCTTTATTTTTTGTTTCCTCTCCGGGAGAATTAACAAAAACACTAACGGCGCTAGTAATCTCATCTTCTGTGCCCTTAAGAACGTATTTGTCTTCAGGCGATGAAGCATATTTTTGTAAAAATTCATCTATTAGGCCGGCCTCTTCTGGAGCACCAATTTCGTCTAGTTTGTCTGCAATGGCTGCCAGTTTTTCAAACGCAGCGCTCGTATTGCCAATTTTATTTTCTTTTAATGTCTTTTGTTCTTTGTCTTCCACTTCATCAAAATTAACCTTTTTGATATCTATGGGTGGCAACTCAGCCGCTATCTTTTTTACCATTTCGTCTATTCGATTGGCTTCTTCCTCCTGACCGGCTTTATCTAGTTTGTCCGCTAATGCTATTAAAGACTCGATGTTCATTTTGTTCTCCGCCTTTGGTTGCTTCTTTTTTAATTGTTTAACCGGCTTCACTGGTGACATTGTGGTAACACCTCTGGGGGTTTGTGACAATCCAGAAGACTCCGACTCTTCTTCGTCACCCTCAGTGTCTCCAATCTGATTAGATCTTAGTGCCAATTGTTTTTCGTCTATTTTTTTGTTTTTTTCTTTTTCAATTTGTGTTTGATGTTCTAACTCTTGAGCTAGTGGCAAATAATCGCTTTCTTTCATTTTGTTTGTGTTAGCTTCATCAAAATCTACTATAACACCAGCGATAGCTCTAAGAAGATTATCCAGGCTGTTTGTAAAAACATTATATTTTTCGGTACTATTTAACTTTCCAATTATTTTTAATTCTCCCGACATCTCTGCCACTTCTCTGGCCGCGTCTATTAAATTACCACGAGATTTTATCAGATACATGTGTTCGTCAGAGAATTTTTCTTCAGCAAATGGCCTTTGTTCTTTGCGCTCTATTTTGGCTTCTTTCTCAAAAACGCCAATAACGGCATCAACTTCCTCTACCAATCTGTCTAATTGGAAACCCAAAAATTCAAATTGTGGAATTAAAGATAGAGTGCTGGATGTTCGGGACATATTATTCTTGATACTAAATAATTTTGTGAGACAAAGCCCAATATACTCAAAAGGTTTCATTTTTTTCCAACTTTTATGTTAAATTGATTTTGCTTGTAGATATCTCAGCTCCCGTTTTTTCAAGCGGATTCAGCCTTTCGCGCTCGATAGCGGTCTTTAATCTGCAGTTTCCCTGCTCATCAGTAACAACCTTGCTCATTGGAACAAGAAAATGCCCGCAACGCTCTTCAATTGATCCGTGGCCGGCATGAATAACTTTGGAACACTTGTGCTGTGATTGTTTATTTAATTTGGATTTCTGTGTTAAAACAAAATGATAATCAGCTATTGCGTTTTTAAAATTATCTTCGTCAAATCTTTCTTTTATTTCTGACAAAATCGTTTCACATGTCACATAATCATTTTCACTAGCAGCCTTCAAAATCTCATCTTTTAGTTCAGGCAGCAACATATATGAGTATGATGCGGAATAAACAGTTGTCTTAGAAGAAGGATTTGTGGACGAAATAGCAAAACGCTGTAGTTTAGCTGGAGTAAAGTCTTCAATTAGCCCATCGTATGCAAAATAAGTGGGCATTAGTGGCATATACTTGTTAGAGCCTACCGCTCTCATTTCCACCGCAACCTCAATCTCCGTTGCGCCCTTTGGAGTATTAATTGACGCCAAATAAATCACTGACTGGTTGCTTTCGCTACCAAACCTCACTTGTGCGTTTTTAAACCCAGCAGAACGTAATTCGCTGGCAATTAATTCTTTGCCGTTTCTAATAGACTCAAGCCCAAATGCGCTGGCTGCTTCTAAAACATCGTCTTCAAAATCTCTAGACAAATGTGCTAACGCCAAAGGCATATCGGCCTTCTGAGTAGCATAAGATAACGTAAGATTTGGCATAGATATTTGGGAAGCATCTAGCTCATCAACTTCTCCAGGAACTTTGTCCGAAACAGAATACATTGGGCTTATTTCTTTTTCGGTACTATCGGGAATAACATTGCTTATTTTAGAGAATTCGTTATTCTCCATATCTTTTTTGCCAAAAATAACACGAACAGCTGACAAAACATCAGAAGTCTTGGGAACGGAAAAATTTCCAGCAAGGGCTTTTTTCTCAACAAACATAGTTAATGCTGTAGCATTTAGTTCTTCCAGGTGATCATCGGCCACGAAGGTACTTGGAAACAACACTCTGCCGTTATTAATCTGTGTTGGTATTGCTACAGTAATGCGACCCTTGCGAGTGTCAAAATGTGCAGCATATATAATATTGTCTTGATGTCCACCCATTATTTCAACAGATGGTTTGAAACCAAGAGATTTTAATTCTGCGCTGACAAACTCTATTCCCTTGGTTGCTATTTTGTTATCGAAAGCTTTTGACGAGTCAATACTGTCGGAAAATATTGACGCTATCGTACTTGTGAGATTTGGGTCAATTTGATTGTCAATTGCCTTTTCAATATCCACATCTAGTCGATTTTGTTTAACGAAATCGCTATCAGTCTTGGCCACCGCGCTTTCATTAAGCAATAGTCCGCCCAAAACCTCTCTAAACCTAGAGTCAGAGGATATTTTGACAAAATTGTTATATATGTTGGAAATATCCGATTGACTTATAACTGCTCCACTTGGCGCACGTTCTGCCATTTTTTCTATGGCGGATGCAACCTGAGTAATAACAGAGTCGTTGGGATATTGCTCATATGCTAGGCGAGTTAATTTGTGAACATCTTCCAGCATAAACTCCCGACCCTTTGTTTTTGCGTCCAACATGGTTTGTGCAAGACGGACGATATCGCCTATATTAAAGCTATTTGACATTTGAGTGGCCTCCGATTATACCAATTCAGGAAATTGTGTCAGCAATTTTTCCTGTTTCTCTCTTGGTTGTGATTTTATGAGCTTTTCTACAAAAGATTTATCTGAACTTAGTTTTTCAACTAACATTTTCTGAAAAATATAGGCGTCATCTTTACTAAAACCAAAGTCGGACGACGCAAATTTTTGAATAGGAGTGTTTTTATACGCAAGCGTAATATTCTTTCCTTCTTTATCAAGTAACGCTAACCAATTGCTTTTGGACTCCAAAGATTGATCGGAATCTTCATATTTCGCCACCAAATACTGTTTGCCGTCTTCACCATCTTCCAAAATCCAAAGAGACTCGACTGTAGAGTCATTAAACTGCCAAACATCAAACGCTATCTTAGTAAAACGATGTTTGTTTGACTCAAATAATATCTTTTTTGTGTTTGGAACGATTTCGGTTGTTAGTTTTCCCCAATCTAAGGTTTCGGCCATTTTAGTCTCCAGTTATAGTGTTTAGTCTAATTTTATATTTTTTTGCCAACAATATACAAAATTAGATAAGTATTAAGAATTGTTGCCATCTTTAAAATTAAGCCAAGGCACACTATGCCATATAACTAATACTCAAATTATTGATAGAAAACAGAATATTATAGATTATTTTTATACAGGATTGTTTAAAAAAATGACGAATGAAATCAAACAGGTAGGATGTATGGATTATTATTTGGTGGGATTTAAGAAAACTATTATATTTTTTCCTTCAACCGATGGTCCTTTGTCGACACTTGCTATTCCGTCGGTAATAGAGGAATCGATGATGCTCTTTATTTTTTCAATGGCGAGGTCCCGAAGGCTTTCTTGGCGACCATGTAGTCGCATAGAAATCTTTGTTTTTAGGCCTTCCACTAAGAACTCTCGGATTCTCCTAACTTTGACATCAATATCATGTTGCTCGGTGGTTAGTGTGAACCTAATTTCTTTTATTTTGTGAGTCCTCCTTTGGGCTCTTTGATCCCTTTCTTTTTGTTTTTGTTCATATTTTAATTTGCCAACATCTGCCATTCTATAAATATTTTCTTTTGGATTAACTAAAACCAAACTTTTTCCTAAATCATTTGCTGTCTTTTTTGCTTTTTCTAGAGACATTTCCCCAAGCCTGCTTCCATCTTCTCCAATTACCAAAATATCCATATTGAGTCATTTCTCCTTTTTTAGGGTTTACTTTCTGGCGTATACGTTCTCATTTGTGCTAAAATTTGCTTTATTCTCTTATTACTTGAACATAACCGTTTTATTTTTTTTAAAGCTCCGCCATATCGTTTTTTATCATTATTATAATCTATATTTCCTTGAAGCATTTTGTGTATGGTTGTTTGATGCTTTCCAAGCGCAAAAGATATCTCACATTGGGTTTTTCCTTCCAAATAAGTCATTTGCATTACTTCTTTTTGTTTTACTGTTAAATTATTATTAATAATAAACAATACTTCTTCTAAAAGTTCGTTTTTAAGCTTTTGGAATTCTTCGGAGCAACTTTGGTTGGACAAAAAAGCCGCTATTCCCTCTTCGTTAGAAAAATTACTCAACAGGTGCGGGTCGATACTAATTTCAACATAATTATGAAGACTTTCTGCGTCAGTTGCGCTACAAGTAAAAGTTTTTGGCATAACATCTCCTATTACCACAAGGTACTAATATTTTCCTCGTTTAAGTCAATTTTATTATCAAATACCCGCATATTACCGCCCTTTTGCAAATACTCATCTAAATCTTTATATCCTTCTGGTGTAAACGCACAAGTTAAATGAATGTTTTCATCAAAATTGATAAACTTTTGCATAATTTTTTGAGCCGACATTTTTCCTGGCGCATCATTATCGAACAACAGGCAAATATTTTCCGTATATCTTGACAATATTATCAGCTGTCTTTCGGTGAACATTGTTCCGCATGTTGCTACAACGTTCATAATATTGTTTTGATGTGCTGTTATAGTGTCAAAATATCCTTCCACAACAAAAACTTTATTGCTATTTCTAATTGCGCCTTTAGCGCTGTCCAAACCAAAAAGGTGCGAGGTCTTTTTGTAAGTACTATTTCTATATTTTGGTAAACCCAACTCTTTTCGTTTATCGTCTGACAACAGAGTTCTACACCCAATCGCTATAGACTGTCCGACAATATCTCTTATTGGAATTACTATAGGATACATCTTAAATGGACTATGATTTGCGTTTACAACAATATTTTGTTTTCTCAACTCTACTGGGTCCATATCATATTTGTTATAAAAATCTCTTAGATCTTTAGGAAAAGCACCCAGTTTGTAAGTTTCTATTGTTTTGTCTGTCATGCCCCTTCCTTCTTTTAAATAAAACATAATATCACTATTATCTAAAAGAAGATTGTGACAAACAGAGGCCAGTGTTTCAAAAAATGATTTATTCATTATTGTTTCGATTCTGTTTTATTATCCTTTGATGTGTCAATCTTATCTAGTTTTTTGCCACTCTCTTGCATTGCTAGCTTAAAAGTTGCCTGAATTTTAATTGGATTGTGGCAACTTTTACAGATGGTATTGTCATTTTGGTCTAACACAACTTCTCTGTTGGCGTTACAGGTCTTACAGTGTACCATAAACGCCTTCTTCAGATTTTCTCTAACTATTTGTCCGGCCTGTTTTAGCGTAGCCTTCATTGATGCCGAAATATTAATGATGGGTCTATTGCACTCCGAGCAAATAACCTCCATGGTTTTTACATCTAACAATGCCTCTGACGACTTCATGCATCCCTTATTATTACAATAAAGATTCATTCCTATTCTCCTTCTTTTTCAAATGATTGATTTTCTTCTATCTCTTCTGTTTCACTGTCGCTATCACTATCTAATATTACACCAACAAAATTCTTTTTTGCCTCTTTTGTTCTCTCTAGCAAAGATATTTGAAGAGACGAGTCATTTTTAATTGCCTCAGACACAGCATCTTTTCCGTTATATTTTATTCCATCCAGCACCCAAACTTTATTATTTGGACGTTCAATAACGCCATATTTGGCCGCAATGTCTCTTAACTCTTCATGCTTACTAACAATACCTCTTAAATACTCAATAGAAAACTCAGCCGTCCTAAATGGTGGCGCTTTCTTATTCTTTTGTACTTTTGCACGAATCTTGTGTCCTATTTGTGTTTTAGACGCGTCAAAAATATAGGATTCTGTGCTGCTTTTTATCATTCCCAGATTTATCATTTGTGAACAAGCATGTTTTAGTGCTTGTCCACCAGGACTAATCGTAGGATCGCCGTACATGACTCCTGGCTTGGTTCTAACTTGATTTATGATTATAAGGGTTACTCCGGTTGCTGTAAGCAGTGGCGTCAATTTGCGGAGCTCTGGAGGCAGAAATCTAGCCATAAGTGCCATATTGTCTTTACCAGACCTGCTAGATTCTTCTGCCGGAGGTTGTATGGCGGCAACACTATCTAGCACAATAATCCCTAATCCAGTTCCGCCAGTCTCTAGCTCAACATCCAAAATGCCAGGCTTTACTTTTTTAACGGTTCCGTCACTTCCACGTTTTCCAGGAATACCAACCAAACGATCCATTATTGCTGTGCCTTTATTTTCTCGCAACACATATAGTCTGGTAAGATCTACGCCAAACGATGCTGCCCAGGTTTTATCGAATGTAAACTCTGCGTCAATAAACATGGCCCAATTCTGCGGATCCAGTTTTTGCCACTCTGCTATGGTACATAATGCCATAAGAGTTTTTCCAGAAGACTCATATCCGGCATACTGGACAACGTGCCCACGAGGAATACCCCAAATCCCCAAAGCATCGTCGAGAGCATGGCTTCCGGTAGAAATTACGTCAGAGTACGTAGTCATATTGCTGTCTCCAGCATATAACCCTTCTTCGCCATGCGCTTTCTCTATCTCTTTCCATACATCGGCCATAGTTTTCTTAACTGTCATTTATTTGCTCCTTTATTCTGTCACCCTTTTTTAGATTATCTTTGGCCCACAGGGGCTGTAAATTTTTATAATTACATGCTGCAGAAAATTGTTTTTTGTCAGTTAAATCAAAAGACGAAAGAGGCATAATGTGGTCGATATGCCAAAGTCCATAGTTTTCCCAGGACATTGGCTCGCCTGTTTCTGTATTTGTGTAAAACATGGGTGTAAAATATTCTATTAAATATTTGATAGAACACCCCAAATCGTTAACTGCCGATCCGACTTTTTGACCATGTCTGATGGCGATATTTAATCGCCCTCTTAAATGCACAGCTATTTTATAGTTTATATCAGTTCCCATTCTCTCATTGTGTCTTATTAATGCTTTTTCTCTTACAGCACTCTTTGTTTCTTTTGATTTATTTCTGCGTCTCGCATTTATTTCGTCTGCGTTCTTTTCTCTATATTGTTTTTGTTTTAATAGTATTTCATTTTTATGTTTTTCATAATATCTGTTTTTAGCGGCTTTTGTTTTTGGGTTCCCTTTTTTATTTTGATTTATTTTTTCTCTATTGTTTTTTGCATATCTTTTTGCTTTTTCATTTAAATCATCTTTATTATTATCTCTATATTTCTTTTTAGCAAACAATATTTTTTCATGATTATTCTGTCGGTATTTATTACATTTTTTAGAATGACATTCTTTACATATATTTTTATATTTTTTCGTATCTTTTCTAAAATAGAATTCTGACAATGGTTTTTCTTTCCCACAAACATCCGTACATTGCCTATACCCATCTGTCATTTTAAATTCCTAAGTTTTTCCAATAGTTCTTTTTCTTCGTTACTTAATTTGCTAGGAATAATTACTCTTATTCCAATCAAATGATCGCCCTTAACATCATTATCTTTAATTATACCCTTTTCTTTGATTTTTAAAACATGTCCTGGTTGAATTCCCGTAGGTATTTTTAAATTAACAGGGCCATGTATCGTGTCTACCTCTACTTTTGTGCCCAAAATGGCATCAATATAATCTATCTCTTGTTCAGAATAAATGGTAGACCTATCGCGTTTAAATTTTGGATGAGATTCTATAGATATTCTTAAATATAAATCCCCATTTTCATTTCCGTGTTGACCGGGCATGCCTTTTCCAAATATTCTAATTACGTTTCCGTCTTCTATTCCTATAGGAATATTTATTTTTATTTTTTCAGTCTTAACTTTGTGTCCACTAATGCATTCTTGGCATTTATTTAGTATAATGGTTCCTTGGCCTCTACAGCTTGGACACGTGCTCAGTATTTGCATAAATCCCTGTTTTTTTCCAATTTTACCATTTCCGTTACAAAGGGTGCATTTTTCAGGTGTTGATCCGGCTTCTGCCCCAGTTCCCTTGCAAGAATCGCAATTATACGGATGTTCTACGGATACGGTTTTTTCAGCCCCTAATGCTGCCTCAAGAAAGCTTACACCTAGAGACCCAGATATATCATCTCCTCTGGTTTTTCTATTTTGTTTTCCATAATTGTTTTCAAAATCAACAAAATCAGAAAACCCGCCTGCTCTTTTAATAAACTCAAACGGATCAAACCCGGTATTGCCCTGTGCTTCGTGAGGATTAATTGTGCCATAAGTGTCATATAGGTTTCTTTTTTCTTTGTCACTCAGAATCTCATAGGCGGCCGATATTTCTTTGAATTTATCTTCTGCTCCAGCCTCTTTATTTCTGTCGGGATGGTACTTGAACGCTAGTTCTCTGAAAGATTTTTTTATCGTTTGTTCGTCAGCTGTTTTTTCAACCCCCAATATTTCATATGGATTCATATACCGTAGGCCTTTCTAAACGCGTTAGCTTCGTCTAAGAATTCATTCCACTCACGTTTGTTGTATAAACACTTGGCCACTGATTGCGCATATAAGATATCGGGTAATAAACATCGAAAATAAATTATTTTAAATAAATCAAACATTATTTTTTCTTTCTTTTGGTCTTTTTAAGTTTTGGGTGAGGGCGAGGCTGAAAATAAGATAAGGCGAGTATAATAGAATCACAAATATCATTGTGCTTATTAAACGTGAAATCTCTGAAATCATATTTTTTTGTTATCCACTCAAAAGCGTCTTCCTTTTTTGGTCCACAGCCGACGGCCTTTCGGGCTTCGGTGGGCATAATGCTCTCTGGCTCAAGATTCAAAACTTCCTGAACACACTTATACGCAACGCCCCTAAACATAGAAAGCGTTTTAAAAGTGATTATGTTGGGTCCACGAAATATGTTTTCAATTACTACCGCATCTGGTCTGTGTTTTTTTAGCAACTTCTTTATTGCTTTTTCAAAAAACAATAGTTTCTTTCCCATTAATAATTTGGGTGGAGGGTCAATGGTGTCGAGCGATTTGAAATCTAAATACCCGTCTTCAACAATACAACACCCCGTGCGCACAGAGCTGGCATCTAGGCCTAGTACTTTCATTGAATCTTGTCGCTTTTTTTCAGATTGTCTTTGGCCCAAAGAGGTTGTAAATTAGTAAAATTACAGGCTTTCAAAAATTGCTCTCTATCTGTTAGGTTAAAAGAAGACAGTGGAGCTATGTGGTCAATGTGCCATTGGCCATAATTATCCCAAGACATCATTTCTCCAGTATCAGGATTTGTGTAAAACATTGTTTTAAAATAATCTATCAAATATTCAACAGAACATCCTAAATCACGAACGGCAGATCCGGTTTTTTGACCAATCTCGATTGCTCTTCTAAGCCTACATCTTAAATTTCCTGCGATTTTAAACGATATATCTTTATTTCTTTTTACAGCAATAGCGTTATTTATTTCTAGTTTTTTGGCCTGATATCTAATCCTGTCATACTCTTTTTTCTCTTTTTTATGATCTGCGGAATATATTTTTTGTTTATTGTTTAAGTCTTTTCTGTTATCTTTTCTATATTTAGCCTTGCAATCATCAAGTCTTTCTTTATTTTTTTCACAATAGTCTTTTAAATATTTTTTATTATATTCTGACAAACACTCTTTACAAATATTTTTGTGTCCATCTTTCTTGTTTGCTTTACAAATATAAAAATTATTAATATTTTTTATATTTCCGCAGTTTCCAGTACATTTTTTTGTTTGTTCGTTAGTCATAAAAGAGAAGGAGGAGGCACGAGCCTCCTCCCTATACTCCTGCTAGGTTTTAATTAGGCGCTAAAATCAAAATCATCGTCTGCTGTGGCATCTGCGGCCACAACTCCGCTATCATCTTCAAAATCATTACTAACAGTGCTCTCTTTTGGTTTTTGGGCCATGCCCATTTTCTCGCGCACATCATCTGGGGTAGATGATGCTGAAATCTTGACAAAATCAACGCGGGCAAGAAACTCTTTGATAACTCCCTTTTCTTCATCAGAGATTGGTTCCTTGGGTTCCGGCGTGACTATGTAGAGAGGCTGTGAGCCCTTAGGTTGACGCTTCACATCCAAGTCGTATTTCCTTGGGTCTCCCCACTTTGGATTCTTGGCCAATGCGTGCATCTGCTTGAAGATTTGAGGACCGATTTCAACAATGGCAGCTTTGCCAGTCTTTCGGTTCATAACGCCTACAATCCAACGAGCCACGGCCCGTTCTCCCTGCTGACACAGTGGGCATCCATCCAAAGCACAACGAACCTTGCGATTTGCCCCGGTTGCGTCCTTGCTCCAATGAATGTAAAATTGGTAAGGAGATGTAATTACCCGAACAGGATTACTTCCCTCATCAAGATTCATGAAATCAGTGCCACCAAGATCCGCATCGTCCCAATTGTCTAGTTTTCCTACTACTCTTGTACCCATATCAAAACTCCTTTGTTTGTTTAATTGTCCTTTAGCCTATTAAGCACCATGCTTTTTCGCCAGCGGACATATATATATTATACACCAAATTCTAAAAATGTCAACTTCTTTTCTATTTATCGTCCCACCACTTATCCGACTCCTCCTCTTCTGTTTGTGTGGGTATTAAATCTCCAGTTTTACTTTCCTCAAGGGTTCCTGTCCACGATTCAGCTTTTTCGTGCGAATATCCCCGCTCTAACATCTTTTTACATAAATAATGCGCTCTAATGAAAGATTCATGCTTGCTATCAACCCATTTTACAAAGGCCAACGCCTCAGAGTATCTATTGCACGCGTTACAATAGTCATTATCTGCATCCGCAAACCAGGCTCTAGACTTATCGGTTTTAATCCCTGAAGCTGTAGCTTTGGTTAAAGCTGCTTCCGAATAGGCCCTCTTTTTTAATGTGTCTAGCTTGGAAGCATAATTGGTACCTATTGCCAATAGTTCTGAGCATATGTCTGCCCCTCTAAGAAACTTTGTTGCTAGAATTTCGGCCTGATTTAGATCAATATTTCCATCTTTTGGAATAGAGTTGGACAGTTCTTTAATTTCGGATGTGTCAATATCCATCGGACTTATTTGTTGTCCATTTCCATTCAGCAACTCTCTAACGGTTAATAGCTTGCTTTCTTTCATTTTTTCTCCAAATCACTTATTTCCTTTTGTAGTTTATCTATCCTTTTATCATTTTCTCTCAAATGCTGGTTAATCATTAAATTTTGAGCAAAAAATATTATCTCCCACGGAATCGATTTTGTTGGCTTAATTAAAGAAATTAATCCTAACTTATCTGTTACAAACAAATTTACAAAATACTCTGAACCTTTATTAGTGCTGTCAGTGAATTTTTTAACCAACTCTTGATAATATACATATTCTTCATCTGACATATCAACTTTTTGATAATCTATTGCCCTAATCATTAGCTACTCCTTGAGAAACTATTCTTTCCGCCGCTGCCGCTAGAAATTGTTCTTCGTGCATCAATTTGTTTTTGTCTCTTTTTTAACAATTCCGCATTAGCCTTGGGATCTTCGGACAACAAAACATCTTCGTCTTCTAATTCTACACCATATCTTTCGTCAATAGCGCCAGCAAGTGCCTCGTCCCTCATTCTTTGCAAAACATCTTGTGTCTTTTTCTTGTCTAAAACCTCGAGCTTTACGCCATCTTCGGTAATAACAGACTCCTGAACCTCTTCTGTAACATTAATTGGCTCCATGTTTTTCTCTGGTTCCGATGGCGTGTTAGTGCCCGGGCCATCTTGGTCAGGGGTGGGAGCCACATAAGCTGGCGCAAAGGCACCCGGAATGGATATTTTTTTCAAATCAAAATTTGCCATAATCAAAGTAGATATCTTTTCCATATCTTCTTCGGTCAAGGCAGTTTTTAGCAGCTCACGAAGATAAAGATAGGCCACAGATTGATCTGGATTCATAATACTTTTTCCGCACGCAGGACACTGATTGGACGAAAAAGCAAATATAAACTCTTTACTTATTTCAACTCCACAATTCGAACAATTCATCTTTTACTCCCTTATGTTTTATTTAATGTTTCTTTGATTCTTCCAATTATCTCTTCTGCGTTTTCTGGCACTTTGGCCGATTTTTCAAGATTCTCTTTTCTCCAAAGTGGCCGCAGATTTAAATAATGGCAGGCCACCGCAAATTGTTCTGGATCAGCCATATTAAAATATGACAATGGCACAATATGATCAATATCCCATTTGTCATCGTTATCCCAGGTCATACTCTCTCCAGTTTCCAAATTATCATAAAATAAAAATTCAAACCTAGCAGCAAGCTCTTCGCGTGAACACCCAATCACGCGTGATACAGAGGACGATTTGTTGATGCTACGGTCTTTTATAAATTTTCTAATCCTGCTTCTTGCGTTCATTTCCAATCTGTATTGTGGGTCATTTTTATATCTCTCCCGTTCACGTTTAGCCCTATTTTGTCTTGCACCTGGTCTGTTTTTATTATTTTTGGTAGCCTTCTTTATTTTATCTTTGTGTTTAATATAATATGCAGCTAGATAATCTTTTTGTTTCTGTATTTCTTCTGGTGTCCTATTTTTTAGAATATCTCTTGCTTTTATATTAATCCTGTTTTTGTTGGCATCTCTATACACCTTCTTTATTACAGCAAGCCTATCTTTATTCTTTTCACGATATATTTTATCGTATGCCGCTTTACATATTTTGCACTTCCACACAAAGACGTCGCCGAGGTCATAATTTAATAAATTGCATGACCCAGAGCATTGTTTGCATTCGTCATTTGTTTCCATTTTCATCCTCTTTTTGTTTTCTATATTCCTTAAAAATGCTGATACAAAAGGACGAAAGACTTCTGTCATTCTCTTCTGCCTGTTTTTTTAACCACTCGACCAAATCTTTATGTTTTTCACGATCAAAGTTAACAGCCATTACGTAAAAATTATCTTTTGTCATACATGTCTCCTTATAGTGTTGATAGTCAATAGAGATTATCTCTATACTATAAGGAGACATTATTGATAGAAATGAAACAAACTATTTTCTTTATAGTTTGTTAACATTATTTAATGTTTACACCTTTCGCTATTTTAGTTTATCTACTCGCTCTAAAATCAACCCATTTATTCCTTTATAAGAATTAACTCTACAAATAGAACACATTGGTTTCCCCTTTAGGTCTTTGGTTTTTAAATTTTTCCACAAGTTTGCCCAAATGGTCATTTGTGCGGTGTCTCCATTAATGTCTATTAGCGTACATCTTGCGTAAACATTTCCTTTGTTTTTTCCCTCTTTTTGAATCCTAGACTCTATTATGGATTCAATAAGAGCCTCTATTCTAACTGGTGTTTTGTCAGCCATCTTCTTTAAATTTTTGAACAGAACACCATTTCCGGTAAAAAACCCCTCATATACGTCGTTAATTCCACCAGAAATATATTCTCCAAGAACTTCTAACTCATTATCCAATATTTCTTTTTTAGTCCACTCCGTTTCAAAAACATCAGATATAAATTTAAAATCATTCATTACGTTCCAGGAGTCCATACCAATTATTGCTTTTTTCTCAGCATGTTTGTTTGCCTTTGTTCTAACCTCGCTGTAAAAATCATGAGCACTCTTTCTAGAAATTCGCAAAGAATCAAATCCTCCGGCCTTGGCCAAAGCCTGTATGACATTCTTTCTCACAAGACTTGAATTAGTTCTATATAAAAAATCGGCAAAAGACAAAAATTTATGTTCGTTGCGCACTTCAATGATGTTACAAACAGCTTTGGTTCCAACACCTTTAACTGCCGCAAGACCCATACTGATTGTGTTTTTATCAAACACTGTAAAAAACTCTCCACTATTATTTATGTCCGGAGTAACTATTTTTAATCCAAGCCTTTCTGCTTCTTTTTTGTAAATATTAATTTTTTCTTTATTAGAGGACGACTTAGACACTTCGGATTTTAATACAGCGGCCATAAATGCAGCCGGATAATGATATTTGTAATATGCTGTGTGATAACCATTTAAGCTATAGAAAATCCCGTGAGCCTTATTGAATCCATATCCTTCGAATGGTTCTACAATGCTTTCCCAAATTTCCAAAGCAATGTCTCTTGAAAGATTATTAAAAACAACGGCATCATCTATAAAATCTTTCTTTAGTTTTTCCGCTAAATCCTTTCCTTTAGCTTTCATTTTCGTTAATTTTCTCAATCCGTCTGCCTTGTTAAGATCCCAACCAGAAACACATTTTGCCAATTTCATTAGCTGGTCTTCATACACGCAAACGCCCAATGTTTCCTCTAGAGCTGGTCTGATGCACTCATGAATATATGTTATTTTTTCTCTTCCATCCCTTCTCGCTATATACGATATCCTTGACTTAATGGCAGATGGTCGTCCAAGAGCATTAACCAAACTTAATTCTTCAATATTTTTGGGGCATATTTGTTTGCAAAGTGCTCGCATATGATTAGAGCCCATCTGAAACACACAGATTGTCTGCCCTTTGCTAATCATATCCCAAACTCCCACATCATTAAATGGAGCTAGGTTTTTGGTGTCAGGACAACTGTCGCCTAACATGTTAGCATTTTTAATTGTTTCATCAATAATATCCAAATGTTCTAGTCCCAACAAATCCATTTTAATTAACTTCATTTGCTCACATCTATCTTTTTCATATTGAACCGCAACATTTCCTTCTTTATCATATCTAAGCGGAACATATGTCGATAAATCAATATCACTAATAACTATTCCTGCCGCATGTGTCGCATAAGTTTTTTCTAAACCAACCAGATTTCTTCCATATTTTTCAATATCCGGATATTGAACACAAAATTTTGAAAACTCTTCTGATTGCTGCAAAACATCATCAAAAGTTTTTGCAGTTATGGGAACCGCATCGGTAATATTATTTGCTATTTTAAACGCTTCGCTTTTCCCTCCGCCCAATTCTAATGAGCGCGCGACATCTTTTATTACCACTTTAGGAGTCATTTTTGTAAGATTGGAGACGTGAGCAACTCTGTCTTTTCCATATTTATTAACGACATATTTTTCCACCCAATTTCTTCCTGATGGACTAAAATCAGTATCAATATCGGGAAAAGAAGTTTTCTCTTTATTATGAAATCTTTCAAAAATTAGACCATATTCAATAGGATCTACCTCGTGGATTCCTAATAGATTTGCCACCAAACATCCTCCGACACTTCCTCTTCCCGGCCCGACACGTATATTGTTTTTTCTGGCTTCACGAATGAAATCAGCAACAATTAACATATAAGAAGAAAAGTTATGCATCTCTAAAACTTTAATCTCATCTATAAACCGTTTTTTATACTCCTTCTTTTTTTCTGCTGGCAGATGGGCATATTTGTCCTTAAAAATATTTATGCATTTGTATCTTAAATACGAATGATCTTCGGGCAACTTTTCGTCTCGGCCTTCCCATTTTAGAAAATCTTCATAGTCACTCTCTGTTTTTACATTAAATTTTGGAAATCTAATTTCTTTCGCCTCTATATACGACGCCTCTTCACATTTATTAGAAACATCTAGGGTATTTTTACAAATTTCGGAAGCAATATCTTTATTAAATAATTGAGAAAAGTGATTAAACACTTCTTCTCCAGATTTCATATAGAATTCTTCAACCTCATATCTGTGTCTGTTTTTATCATTTAATGCTTTTTTGTCATTTATGGCCATAAGCATGTCGTGAATTTTGGCGTCTTCTTTTTTTAGATAATGAACGTCGCATGTTCCCACCAATTTAATCCCCATGTCTTGAGATAATTCTAAAAGTTTTCTATTAATGTAAGATTGGTCGACAAGAATTATGGGCTCTCCGTTAGCATCTTTTTCTACTTCGTTTGTTTTCTTATTAACTTTATACTTTTTCAAATCATGGGTTTGAACTTCCAGATATAAATCCTCACCAAAAACTTCACGAAAGGAGCCAACTAAGTTTAAAACATTGGAATAACATGACTCTTCGTTCCAACACTTATTTTCATCAAGCTTAAACATCTCGTTCGCCAATGGGCCCGAGCCACAAGCAGTAAGGCAAATAAGACCTTCTCGGTATTGTTTAATAAGCTCAAGGTCTATTTGCGGAAACACTTTATTTAAAATAGCAACATATTTCCAATTAACAAATCCCTCGTGGTTCAGTTTAAGAAGATTTCTGTAACCCTTTTCGTTTTTTGCCAAAAGAATTAAATGCTTTCTTTTCTGCTTATCTTCTTTGGCATTGTCGACAAAATAAAACTCTACTCCGGGAATATATCTCACGCCATATTTTTTTGATGCCCTGTACGCATCTATTAGAGACGCCATAGTGCCGTGGTCGGTTACTGCCAAACTCTTTTGGCCCATTTCTGATGCTGTTTTAAACAATTGGTCTACTGAAACCATCGAGTCGGCCATGCTGCCAAGCGCCGAATGGCAATGTAGGTGAGCAAAATCTATCATATTTATCCTTTATTCTATAATTTTTTTCTTAGAAAAATTCGGTAAGCGTCTTTTAAATTTCCACGGTTTATGCTTTCTGCCTGAAAGTGAGATTTATACAAATGACATGTATTGTTAAATGTTTCACAATTATAATTGGTAATCCAAATATTATTAATATTTGTAACAACACTGTTTTTAAAATCTATTATAGATACAGAAAACGGATGGCTATATACGTCTATATTTTTTATAGAATAGAATTCTATATATCCTGCGCAAATTAATCTTCCTAAAAAATATGGATCATAGTAAGGAAATCTTTCAGTCGAATAATCTAACCTTTTAATAAAACAATTATTAGAAGATACAAACACTATTTTTGTGCTAGTTTCCATTATTTATCTTTCATTCGTCTATTTTAATATTTAACTTGTCTGTTATCCACTCGGATAATTTTCTCTCAAATTCGATTCTTTTTGTTGCCTTGTCTGGTGCTATTTTTTCAAATTTCTTTGGCATGGTAAATTTGATTACTTTAGTATTAAGCCTGCCCTCTATGTGAAAACCATCTGAAGTATCTATTTTCAAAAGCTTGGTTGATTCCATAGAATAAATTGGTAATCCAAAATCTTTTAAAAAGGATGCCAATTTAACATCTATCACGCAAGGCAAACTATATGTTATTGAAAAACATTTTGAGCAGCTACTGGTTTTTGATTTAACCGTTTCTTTGAAAGTTATCATGATTTTAAAAATAATGGGACACCTGCGAACTTGCAAGTGTCCCTGTTAGGGTTGACAAAATTACTTACTATTAATTAATACCGATAGTCCTACATCAACCTCGCCAGTCTGATGTTGTAGGAGAGCCTTCAAAACATCTCCCATGTCACAGGTTCCAGCACCAATTGAATCCACCGACGCTTCTAACAATAACTTTACGGTTTCCCCATCCTTAGCCTTTTTAACCTGAAAACTCACAACCTGGAAACCTGTTACGGCCTGCTTTACTGTTTCTGTCATTTTAACTTCCTTTCTTTACATTGTTTGTTATAAAATCTACTACTTTCGCTATTCTGATTACTCCAACGAAATTATCCATTTGCTTTGAATTATACAAAGCACTGATTAATTCATCCTTTGTTTTATTGTTAATTTTGGCGTGTTCGTCTAGAGCAAAATCTAATTCTTCTGGCGTAACTTCAACCGATTTTTCTTTTTCGTAGATGGCGTCAAATATCATTGCTCTTTTAACGTTGAATTCAGCATTCTTTCTTAATTGTTCAACAAATTCGTCCGGAAGAGCTTTCTCTTTGGAAATTCTATTTTTTAATCCTTCTAGCTCTACATCAACTAAAGACCTTGGTGCGTCAAATTTGTTAACCTCCAATAGTTTGTTTGCGATTTGGCCATCAATTTTTTGTCTAATAATTGCTTGCTTGTCCACTTGAACATTGGCTTTAATATTATTTTGCATTTCTTCTAAAGAAGTAAAGCCTGACATCAAGGACAAGTCGGCATTAATTTCTGCTGGAGTAACCGCAATAACGCTGCGAACTGTAACGTCAAACATTGCGTCTTTTCCACACAAATGTTTAGCGTGATAGTTTTCTGGAAATTTTACTAAAATCTTTTTGTTTTCTTCTGGCTTCATGCCTGCCAACTGTTCTTCAAACCCCGGAATCAGCGTGGCAGACCCAAGCTTGTTGAGAACAAACCCATTTGCCGTGCCACCATCGAACGGAACATCGTCAACGTATCCAGTAAAATCTAACACAATAGAGTCTCCTGGATTTGCCCCTCTGTCTGTGACTTGTTTTCTTTCAGCAAACTGCTCTCTATATTCATTCATCTTTTCGTCAAATAATTGATTCTCGTCAACATTTGGAATTTCAACATCCATGCCAATATATCCTACTGGGTCAATTTTTGGCAACACTTCCACGACAAATTCTACCGAGTAAGATCCGTCGAAACTAAACTTTCCGGGAAATTCGTTATTTTTGGGGTCATGGTCTTTTACATCCGGAGCACCAATAGGACTTATGTTTTCCTGCCTAATCATTCTTTCATAATATTCTCCCAAAATCATACTTACAACCGAAGCTTGGACCTTGGTTCCAAAATATTGTCTTAATAAGTGAACAGGCGCATGTCCTTTTCTAAACCCCGGTATTTGGGCCTTGTCCTTAACTCCTTCAAAAAATTCATTAAATTTTCTATCCACTATTGTTGCGGGAACCTCAATGTT